TCTTTGATTCGCTTGTCATCGTATCCGAGTTCTCGCGCCATGTCTCTAAGATCTCGTTTATCATTTAATTTTGCTAATAAGTCTATCTCGTCTGATTTCATATTTGGATAAATCTTGGCCAAAAACTTTTGACTTTTATTATCCCCCTCTTTCTTTTTTGCTTTTAACCAATAGTGAAATTGATTGCCCATGTTTGGACTAACAGTGGTACAGGTTAACCATTGTAGTTTTGTATGCTTGTTAATGTCAAAGAAATGTTTGTTAACACGTTCATTTGTGGCTCTAAGATACCATTCTTGAAAGTCTTTGTTACCACTGACATTAGCACCATACTTGAGCATTAGATAAGTTGAAAACTTTTTCTTTTGTTCATCAGTAAACTTGTCATAGTAGGCGCGATCTTTACGATCGTATGCCGCCATTTCGTTGCCAATATATAAAGGATCTGTATTCATATAATTAATTATAACATAGTTGTCTAAATTTATCAAGATCTGGTAGGTAATCTTTTAATCGAATATTTCTAGATTGGTCTAATCGATCATTGTATTCAAAAAATTTGGTTAATAGTTTAATATCTGTTTGTTCTTTAAAATTAATTAAACCATCTATAAATGTTCTAAACAATCTGTCATTCTTATAACAGTTAGTATCGAATATTTTTTCCAAATCAGGTTTAACAAGATTATAATCAGGATAAAGAAATGGTGAATAGATATTATCTTGGTCGCCTGCTAAACTACAATGTATCAAACAAGTAGGAAATTCTTTATCTAGAAATAAAAATAGTTCAGCTAATTTACTTATATTATAAATTGATACTACTGTATTAAAAGAAACAACGTGTCCTTGATCGATTAGATATCTAGCATTGTCTATTATCTGATCAAACGTGCTAGGGTATCTTATGTAATGATTAAGTGCCTGGTAAGCATCAACACTAACAATAAATGATAGCTTAGAAAACTGTTTAAAAAGTTCTTTCATTCTACTACTAATTTTAGTAGCGTTTGTATTAATGATAAATTCAAAATCTGTTTTTTGATCATTAATACAGTCTATCATAAATTTCTGTAGATCATAACTTGCTGTAGGTTCACCTCCAGACACATATAATTTTTCCAATTTATCTAATTTAACAAAGTCAAAATTGGTATATTCATATGTGGTATCTTTATCAATCCATCCAATTTTTACATATTCATCGAATATTTGATTTGAACTTTCAGGACCACATGTTCTACACTGTAGATTACATATATTGTCTGGTCTAACCTCATAATACACAGGAGTGGTTATGTTAATAACATCTTCTATTGATGTTAACTGTAATCTATTTGCCCACTCAATTGTTTCGACCTGTCTAGCACTTTGCATACCATGAGATTCTAAATTATAACAACTCTTACAGTGGTTCTCAACAAGTTTGCCATTAATCATATCTGTACGTATCGATAAGTAATCAGAATCTGTTGACCAATCTGAAATGTCTTTTAGTTTTTTAATAGGCTCCCACGATCGACAACATACTGTAGTTGACCCATTTTGAACTAATAGTTCAATGAATGGAAAAATACAAAAACTTTTATTTTCATTTACTAATTTAGAAAATATTCTTACAGAATCTCCATTTGATTTATTTTGATACTGTATTTTTGTTTGATCAATGCTGTCTAATAGGTCCCAAGTTAGATAAAAACTGTTTGGATGATCCCAAGTTTCTATAGGTTGGTCTAAAACTAAAACTAAATCAAATTTTGAACTTACTTGTATTATTTGATCTTTAGATAAATCAAATATGCTAGTGTGATAATAACCAGAGTTTAACTCAATATCTATGGATGTTATTAATCCGTAATTAGTTTGATTTTTTACTTTGGCTAATTTAGAGACTAGTTCATCTGTTTGTCTGGAATTATTTCCTAAACATAAAATTTTCATCTTTTATTAACAGCGTGTCCAATAATATTAACGGTACTTTCTAGTGTGCTAATTTTATTTTGTAGTTGTTGAATTTGGTCAGATTGTCTGCGAACAATCTCTTGTAATTGCTCTACTGTTTGTGCTGATTCTTTAAGACGTTTTTCGTGGGTCATTAAGTTTGGTCTAGGACCACTAGACTTTCTTTTTGGTTTCTGTCTAAACATTTCTGGGTTAAAAGGGCACATCGTCATTATCCTTGGTATCATGTTCAATACTTAAATTATATATCATTATCATTTGGTCCATGGCTTCTTTTAGAGCAGGATGATTTTTAGACTTACGTTTTATGTCAGCCCAAGATACTTCATCTTTAAATTTTGCCTGCCATTCAGGGTCATTGATAATACTGTCATTATCATCAGTCCAGGTATATGTTGGCTCATACTCATCACCTAACCAATGCTTGTCTACTATTTCACTTAGGTAATCATTGTATTCGTCATCTGTGATATCTATATCGTCATCACCCATTCGTACTAACTCCTTGGTTTCTGGTTTACCTATTTCATGCCTAAACACTGTCTTGCCACCGTTAGGCGATTCGTAAATATACGCTTTATCTTTTTTCATACTACCATATTAGACTATAGTTTACCACCTCACTCTGTCTGGAAATATCTTTAACGAAATAAGCACATTTTGGACTTTCTTCTTTATTTCCTTGGTTAATTGGTACTGCTAACATCTGTCCTGGTTTAAGTTTTGGGAAATACCATTTAACATCCTGATAGATATCTACTATTTCGATTGGGTAGAACTGTGGCCTAAAACTATTAATAGGATTAAATGTAAAGACATTAAATCCTCTATCATTAATGCTGGTTAATGGTACTACTTCTAAATCACCAAAATCTGGCTCGCCAATCAATAACTGCCAATCAACTGGCATCTTAACCAGATTGCCTCCGATGTTTAGAACCAATGCTGGTGAATTAAACGACTCTAAGAAGATCAACGGTATAAAGAAATAATCAGGATTTTTAGGATCCGAATTATCTAATATACAAAATCGCATATCTTCTACTTCTTCTGGTATTTCGTTCATTTCAAATGCTTGGTTATCTAATGTTAATATGTTCATTGCCACTCCGTTTTTTCTACCACAAATGGATAGTTTGCTTCTTTATAAAATTGTTTGCGTTTTGTTAGGTGTCTTTTAGCAAACTTACAGGTTGATGTTATATCCCAAATCTGGACAAAATCTTTATCCTCAGCCTTTCTAATGCCTCGACCAATTGACTGAATAACACGTACAAAAGATTTGCCAGGCTCAAGGAGAACAAGATTAAAAATCCTAGGAATATTAATGCCAACAGCGGCAACGCCATAAGTAGCAACAATAACTTTGTCCTCACTAGTTGCCACTTCGTCATATTGTTCTTTTCTGTCATCTGCTTTGGTTCCTCCTGACACAAACACTGCGTCTTTGATTTTTTCTACCAGAGCTTGTCCAGGTGCTATGCGATCAACTAACAACAAAGTGTTGCCACTCGTACGAATAGTTTCTACCAGCTGTGCGATATAATCAAGCCTGCCCTCTGTTTCTAATAGATATCTTAACTCATCTTGATAACTTTTGTACTCAACGTGATCTACTAATTGTAACACATTTACGTGACAGTTAGCAAGTACTCCTTGCTCCTGTAATTCGCTAGCCGATAATCTACCCAATACATCACCTAGACTACATCTTAAACTAACAAATTCGTATTCTTCTTTAGGTACTGTGCCAGTTAATCCCCAACGAATAGGTATATGGGCCATAACTCCTGTTAGTAAAGTTTTAAGGGCATCCGCTTTGGCCATATGTACTTCATCTACCATGACACAGGCTACGTCTTGTAGAAACTCACCTATTGTGATGTCTACTTCGCGATTACGTGATCCTTTTAGTAAAATGTTTAGACTTTGCCAGGTACAGATAGTGTGTGTACGACCAAACTCTTTGCGATCACCAAAGTAAACACCTACGTCTAATCCCATGTTGATGTAGTCTGCTTCTGTCTGTGTAACCAGACTTTTGTTTGGAACGATAACAATAGTACGACCATGTTGTTCACATCTATGACTTAGTACAGCAGTGATTAGAGTTTTACCAGCACCTGTGGCTACTTCTTGAATACACTGTGGGTTCTCTAAAAACTTATTAATTATTTCAACTTGATAATCACGCAACATGATTGGCTTGCCTGCTTGAGGGTGTTTTGAAGGCCACACATAGTCCGCATAACTGTCTTCCTGAACTTTTTCAAATGTAAACTGAGTTTGGTATTCTCGTAAATCTTCTATATCAATACCATATCCTTGACTTTCTAGATAAGGAATAATATCTGGTAGTAGATTAATATACGTTGAACCACCTAGTTGAAAGAACCCTACTTTACCATCCCACCGTCCTAGTCTAACTGCTGGCATATAACGAGCACCAGGAATCTCATACTTAAATTTATTAGTAAGCTCTTTTCGTTCATGTAGATCTAATCCTTCAATCTTAACATTAACTTCATCTTTAATTAGTAGTGTTACATTCGCCATACTATTATTATATACTCATGTGTGTTCTTAATCAACCACTACTCTTAAAGGAACATTACCAGAAACTAATTCTGCGGTTAACTGATCAACATTGTTAATAGTACCAAAAGGTAATACAGTTATCATATCCTGTGTTGTCCATTTAGGCAAGTTCCAATGGGTTAACCATTCTTGCTCATACGGTTTCCACCAGGATATAAAATCATTTTCAAAGGATTTAGGTAATGTAAAATCAATATCTTCCAATGCTATAGAAAACCTGGGTCTTAATGTAGTCCACGGTTTTGCTAACTCACATATTCTTTGAAGATTATTTGGTTCTCCATCAATCCAATATCGATGAGGTTGTTTTCCTAATTCAGACCAATCACAATAACAGGTTCCTTTTTTTACAAACTGCGTACCTTCGTTAAGCAAGTTAATATCAAATGGTTTATCTAACGGACCAGTCTTATCTCTATGATTGATAATAGCAACATTATGTAACATAAAAGAATTTGAATTATTTAAAATTTCTAATAGATGTAGTGTTTCATGAAACAACAACCAACTATCAGTTTTTAAAACAGTAAGTTCAAAGATTCTATGTAATTCATTTAAATATTCTTGTTCAGTGCATCTTGCGACATCTAGTGTAAGTTCAATTTGATCAGCATATTGTTTTAAATCTTCAACAATAGTACTAGGATTTTGCAAATTTAATTTTGAACAATCAAATTTACTAAAATTTAAAGGAACTGACTGTAACAATTTATAACATTGTTTAATCCAAATGGCTGTGGTGTTATTCTGTTCTAGATCAACATTGAATTCTGTATTATTAGTAAGTACTATTTTCATCATATAGTTTATTGTAAGACTCTCTTATGACTTGTTTAAAATTGTCATTGATTATTTCATGATGTACAATAATGTGATATCTTATTTCGTTACTGTTATTAATCACACAGTGTCTATTGCTAATGTCTAACATATATGCCTGTCCAATTTTGAATGGAACAATACCATGATTCTCCATATAAAAATTACAGCCGTTGGGTTGAGTAATAGCAATATTAATTTCGGCCAGACCTTTAATACCTCTATCCTTGTGTACTTCAATACTAGCACCCGGTTCTAATTTCATTACTCGCAGTCTACGATATGTTACTCCTGGCCATAATGTTTTAAAAAATGTAACAGTGTTAGGCATGTATTGTTCTGCTTCTGATGTCCATATATATGGTCGATCGTCATTAACTTCTTGAGTAGTATCAAAACTCTTTCCATGGATACAAAAACTTTTCCAACCTTGGTTATTGTTGTAATCTGTTCTATGGTCAACAAAATATGTTTCAATTTGTTCTATTTCTTTAAGTATAATATCTACTGGTATTTTTATTGCCAGTTCTAACCATGGTAGTCCCATATTAATTATATCTTCATAACTGGCGCCTTGCTTAAATGGCAACGAATCACTCTTATGATTAGCAACATGTTTAGCAAATAACAATGCTACACTTTTTTTATCAATCATAATAAAGTAATCCTACTGTTACTAACGGTGTCTAAGAATAAATCATACTCACTAGGAGAGTTTTTAATTAATGTATATCTATAATCAAGAATATTACTAGCCCACACACTAATAGGGCCATCTATTTCGCTGACCAGTGTAGGAAGTCGTTTGACCATATCTACATTTTCTATCTGAACCACTTTATGTTTTACTGCTGTCCAATCAGATGTATCAACGGTAATTCTACTGTTAACATAATCAATAAATCTTTGTTCTTTAATTAAAGATATTTTTTCTTCTAATGTTAATTTGGGATCATCCAAGTTAAAATGTCTTACTTTGTTTTTAAACATGTAATCTAAACAAAACTTTCCGTAATTATTTCCATCCCACTCGTTAAGTAGTTTAGTAACAAAATCAATCTGTGTTTGACTAATATCTAATAGATATATACGTTCTACATCTGTATTAAACAAATTTTTAATCCAAAACAATCCACTAGCAGGACTGATCACAGTTCCATTGGCTAGGTAAGTTGGTTCATTGTTTAATACCCACAAGTGATTTTCAGCTATATCAAATTGGTATTGCTGTTCGCTAATCCATTTATGAGCATATTCGTCATCATACAAATACTTTTTTAAACTACGCATCTGATCCGACCAATTACTAACTAAATCATTTTGTTCTAATTGTGTCACAATCAGTTTTGCTCCAAATAGATCTGATTGTTGTTGTATTGGCTCAGTGCGTCCTGGCCGTAACCATAATGGAGTATAGTCGTGATGTATGTTTTTATCACTTCTTATTGGGTATGGACTCAAGTGATCTAAAGTATCTAAATCTTCAGAGTCAAAATATTCAGTATCAATGAATGTTGTTTGAGGATGAAGGTAGAATGGGTCGCCATTTAATGGATCGGTAATGTGTCCTATTAATCCCTTATGTGGATAGTTCTCTAGTCTTGACATAAATTCTTGTATGTCTAAAAAAACTAAACCATGATCTACTAGCAATAATTTAGTATACCCTTTATTTACAGCAAGTGCCCATCCATCTTCCCAATCGTCGCATAAAACATAAGGAGTATTTAAATCTTGTCCATATTTGTCAAACTTAACTGTTGCTAAAGTTAGATTAGACCACTTTCCTTTCCGTATCACAATACAAATGTCTTTCATGATGATTTATACAACTTCACAAAAACAAATTTATTTTGAGGACTTAAATAATCTTGATTATTATCAACTGTTAATTGGTTAATAAGCTGATGGTTTGCTATCCTAAGTTCTTTTGGTCTAAGAGTATTAACAACTTCACATTTAATTATTAGCCCTCCTGACTTACTTTCTAATTTAACTATATCACCAGTTTTAAGGTTTTGTTCTTCGGCATCAATCTCACTGATCTCTACTGTAGGACGCTGTTTGTTTTTTATTACCTCATTCATTGACTTAGACTGTCTGAAACCGCACTGAACGACAAATGGGTATTCAGGATCAACTATGTGTTTGAAATTAAACTTTAAAGTAGACTTCATAAAATGCGGAGTTAAATCAATTTTTGAATCTCTTAATTCGACTTGATTGTGATATTTTAACTTACCAGTCTGATTAAACACATCAACAACACTGTTCGTCAGTACCAATGCTTGGTCAAAGTCATAATCTTTAAGATAATGTCTTAAAACAAACCACCAAACAACACCAATTGAAGGGTCCTTATATTTCTGACCTATAGTATTTCTCAGAATATAAAACGGACTTGGTTCACCTAACACCAATTGATAAAATAATTCACTACCTTCTTCGTATAATTCTTTAATTCTTTTTTCTGTATTTGCCTTGACAATTTTCAATGACTGCAACATTTCTTCAAATATATCTGATGATGTACGAGCATAACTAGGCATGCTTAATACCGGTTCACTGAGCTGTGCTATTTGACTTGATGGATGTTCAAAATTAACAACTTCGTATCTTTCAAAGAACGTTGGGGTTGGTAAAACATAATCTGCCATTCTTGTCGATTCTGTGTGGAAACTATCTAGTGCTATAACATGTTTAACTTTTTTTAATTTTTCTTTAAATTTAGTACTGTTTGGTGCCCTGAGAACAGGATTAGTATTATCAATAACTACACAATCAAACGTTAGATTATCTGCTAACACAGCACTTGACATCATTCCCTGATACTGTTTCTGCTCGGTGATTGGTGTGTGTTCTTTCTTAAAGACTTGCTGTGGTGTGGGCAAACTTCTAAATGGCATCATGGTACCTGGTTTGTTATAACTGCCAGTTAGAAGATAAATCAAAGTTATAAGATAATTATTAGCAAAAGGATAAGGTGTGTGACATATACCGTTTCCTGTGTCCATACATACACCTTTGCTAGTTGCTATTAAATCAATTAAACTATTGAACTGTTCAACTGTTATTCCTGCTACTGTTAAACAATCTTCAACCTTGACTATCGCAAAATGCTTTTTAATTTCAGCAAAGTTTTCTGTATTTTTTAATAAAAAGTTTTTGTCAAACATTGTTCTATCAATGATTGTTTTTACTATAGCAGTTAGTAACCAAGCATCAGTGCCACTACGAATCTGTAGATGAAGATCAGCACGTTCGGCTGTTTCTGTGCGTACTGGATCAATTATCACTAATTTCCTATTAGGATCATTTTTAATATCATTGAGTATACTTCTTGCTCTAGGATAGTGTTGAGTTATCCAAGTGTTTTGTCCAATACTAATTAATAAATCAGCGTTTTCTCTATCTGGGTAAACTCCATCACTAAAAAATTGACTCTGCGTTAATATTTCATATGCTTTTTCATAACTTAATACACTAGAAGCATAATTAGCACCTAGCATACTCATTAGTTCAAAGTTATAAATGGTATTAACATAATATGATGGACTTAATGGAGCCATGTAGAATATATCACCATAATGTGTGCCAATGATTTCTGTAACTTCTTTCATCGCCTGCTCCCATGATATAGGAACAAATTTTCCATTTATTTTTTTCAATGGAGAAGTTATTCTTTCAGGGCTATGCTGAAACTCTATAAGTCGTTGACTTTTTTCACAGACGTATCCTTTACTCACAGGATCATTGCTGTCAGGTGATATTTTAGAAAATTTTCCTTGATCAACTGTAACTTTAATACCACATTCTGCTAGACATAGATGGCAAAAAGATTTTACTTGTTTCATTCCTGTTCCTTGATCTTAGTTGTGCCATAATATATTATTTTTTCAGCACGTTTGGTCCAGTCCTGCCTTCTCCCACCAACCATCATTTCAAAAGTTGTTACTAGTAAAGGTACCGGAAAATTCCAACTACTTGGAATAGTTTTAGCATAAATTACTTTAGCCATATATGGATTATACTCTGGCGTATTTGTTGTTCCTTTCTGATCAAATATCACAACATCTGACGTATCAAATCTTGATAAATCAATATCAAACATTGTTGGATTATAGATACAAATAGGATATCTATTAGTTGCTTCTGCGTAATCAAAAATAGAATTTAAATTCTCTGGTGTTGGGCTGATATGAATTTCATAATGTGGCCCAAATAATTTTAATGACTTATTGTCAACTAACTGTAATACTTCAGTACTTACCTCATATCCACAAATACCAGCATAGTCAACGAGTTTGTTTATATTGTCAAACCCAAAGCCACCAGCTTCTTTTTCAATGAATTCATTGAGTGCTTTTTCGCTGTTAGTAATTTCAAAGTTATTTTTAGATTTAATTAATTTAATGCTAAATGATTTTTGTTTTATATCTTGTAGTTGAAGATAAAAAGTCTTGACATGTTTATCAACGTCAAATTTATTTATACCAGCCCATTTTACTATCCATTCAATATTAGTTTCTGTTGGGCTAATCACCCATTCTCTACTATTTTTATTATAAACAACTTTTCCGCAACTTTCTTCTCTAAACTGTTGTAGATCTTTTATTTCCTCATTATTGTAGGGAAATTTAACCATTATTTGACCATTTTCAAACCAAACTATTTTATCTCTATTAGGCCTTCTGGGAGATATTCGATATTGAGGATCAGTTTCAATAGGACTAATATCAACTTCATGTTTTTGAAATTGTCTTTTATATTTTTTAATCAATTTAACTGCTAAATCTGCTTGCCTATCAGTTAATGCTATACCAAATGAAGTATTTGAACTCATATTGTTAACTACATTAATATCATATCTGGCCAAACGGAAGTTAGGCTCTTTAAGATTTTTAAGTGCTGGTTGGGTTGAATATCCTGATAGATATTCTAAATAATCTTCAACATGATCTAGAGTTAGCATACTAATAGTATATAGTATTTTTTAAGGAACTTCAACCTAAAAGGTAGCCTAGAGCCGGTAAAAACTCTAGGCTAAATTTACCAACATCCAATGGAGACAGACAATGGAATAGGATGCGGTAAAACTGGTTAAGCTCGTTTCATACAAGTAGATTCTGCCATACGCATCCACTTGTTAGGAAAACTTTTACGTAAATCAGCAATCTTAATTGCCATACGTAAACTCATTTCTCTTAATTTATTTTTTTGTTCACGCATAAAATTAATTATTTCAGCTTGTTCATGCCCACTAAAATCATAATTAGCAAACAACTCACCTGTTCTAGCAATCTGTTCTATACGCAATAATTTGTCACGCATTGTGTCTAATGTCAAATCTAAATGATGGCACCTAGATTGAATAGCATCTAAGTGATCACGTATTCTTTGGCTTTTCATTTTATCAAATTTTAAGTTTGTAATAAAGATAACTCCGCCTTTAAAATTAAATGAGTCTGGAATACCTTCGTTTCTTAATGAATGTGAATCAGCTAACCATGATATAGTTCTTTTCTTGCCCGAATCCAACGCACCTTTTAACAAGTTAAGACAAACATCATCTAATAGAATTGAGTCGCAGTCATCAAATACCACAACTGAGTTTTCATCTGAGTATTTGTAAAGTGCTTTATACATACCTAGTGCTGACGCAGTACCTTTAATCATTTCTGATTTAACTCTACGTCCTGTCAGTTGATCAAATAAGTTTGCTTTTTCTAATTGCTGTTCAATACCGAATGATTTACCAACTCCTGGAGGGCCTGCTACGATCATAGCACGAATGTCTCCACTTAATACTGCTTTGGTCATGTCATCTAGGATTGAAAAACGTTCAGCAATACGTTCTATTACCTGTTCATCTGATTCTTTAGGTTGTGATGATTCT